CCGCCTTTATTCACGGATTATTTCACCTGCTCATACGACATTGATGGCGGAGAAATCGTTGAGCAGGCCTATACCTATCTGAAAAGCCTTTCCCGGTTTTCCGGCGCTGCTGACGTATAGTTAATAGCCCGCCAGTTATCGCGGGCTAATGTCAAAACAGGGAAGGAGAGACAAAACGCCAGATAAATACCGGCTCTGACACGCCGACAAGCGTAATCAAATCCGCATCCAGTATTTTCTCAACCTGGTACTCCTTTCCTGCCGTCAGAATATCTTTCATATCGGAATTGTTATAGCAAATTACGGTACTGCCTTCTGATAACTCCATGTTTCCACCTTAATATGTGAACATTTTCAGCGATTCAATAATGAAGCTCGTACCCGTGGTCAGATTTGCCACGTTAAAATCGAGCCTGAGAAAAGCGGCCTGCCTGGGGATATCAAAGAGCGTCACCGACCCACCCGCTATACCAGCAGCGCTGGCTGGCCATGATGCCGTCCCTGATGTCGAGATGTCGGATATCTGCCGTTTACTCAAAGTAAGCAGCGATTTGTTCAGGGATATAGCACCCAGTGAGGATGTATTTGACGCAACTAATTTGAAACCAACCTTTGTATTACCCATAACGGGTATATCGATATACAGATGTGAAGTGGTGCCGCCGGTAACAGCCGTCACTGTCAGTTTACCATCTGTCACTGATACCGTATGGTTTGCCGCTGCCGATAACGAGAAATCAACAACGGCATTATTGCTGGTCAGCAGGCTTTCATCAGATGAATTATAAGCAATGCTTTTGGCTGCATCGTTAGGGAATGTCAGATTGCTTTTCACCACCTCAAGATTAGATATCAAACCCTTACTTACATTCACACCGTCAGTAATAAAAACCGTATCTTTCAGTGTCACCTGTCGTTTCTTATATTGCTGAAACATATAGTATTGAGTATCAGTATTACCCCGCACAAAAATTGCCCCGGAGACAGTCACTGATGCATTCGACCCCGTGATTTCTACCAGGGGTTTCACTCTGCCAGTCCATTCATTATGTCCGTTAGCTTCTATATGACCTGAGTTAATCTGTGCCAGTCCGTCAGAATAATCAACTGAGCCACTGTGCCAGTATATTTTACCGTCAGGGTTATTCATTTTGAATGCATAACCTCCATTCGCCCACAGACACCCAAAAAAGCTGTGGCGTTCAAATGTATCTCCGGCGGTGATGATGTCCATCAGGTTAGTATTCCCGCTGAACAGGCACCCGGTGAAATTCCAGCCCCAGCCTCCTGCGCCGTGTGTGAAAATCGTTCTGAACCCACGGGCGGCTATGTTGCTTACGTTATGGAGACACGCACCGTTATCATTACTGGCTGTGCTGTCACGAACTGCATGAAAAAGGTCAAGTTTCTTTTCACCACTGGTGAGAAACAAAACACCATCAAACAACGCTCCCACCTTGCTGGCCGCCACGGCGGCATTCGGCCCGCTGCCCGTAATGTTGAATACTTTGTTATCTGTATACGTTCCATCAGGGTCAACATACACTCCACAACCCGATATAGCGTTAAGCCTCACTCGGGAAGCATCAATCGTTATGGTTCTGGTTATCCGGTACGGCTTGTTGAGTTGTACGACCACCGGAGTATAAACGCCACCGGACATAAGACTGGTCGCTACCGCTTTGTTTATCGCATCTTCCAGAGCCTCAGAATCATCCTGAACAGTATCCCCCTTTGCACCGTACTGCTCAGGGGTAATAAAGAATACGGTTGCAAGGTAAAGATCTAAATATTCAGCGACGCTTTTCCCGGTGTGGTGCATGAGCAATGCACTGCCCATACCCTCTTCGTCTGAACCCAGGTTTTGGCGAAGCGCTGCATCACCGACTGATACAAAATGCGCAGCGTCAGTACTGGTCCATGTTTCGTCAGTATTACCAGCCGTGGTAAACGGGATATCTGTCGCTGCGGTGAGTTTATACAGCTCGTTGTTATAGCGAATGAGCTGGTTATACTCGGTGAGTGTCAACGGGCCGGTAGTGTAATCACCGACAATCTGATAGCCCGAACTTTGGATGAAGGTATTGAACCGACTTTCCTGGCTGGTGAGCTGCGTGACAAATGCCGACTCCATTCCGAAAAACGAGCGACGCGTTTTGCCCAGACGATCGGTCCAGGTTAAGGCGGTCAGGCTGTTAAGTGCAAAGTCGAGGTTCTCGGCGTTATCAAATAAATCCTTTACAGCCGCCGAACCCAACGGGTTGCCGGTTTTATATGTGCTCATAGTCGCCCTATAACAAAAAACCCGCCGAAGCGGGTTGTTGAGAGATGTTTCAATTTTATGCAACGTCGCCGGGATAGCTGGCGTTGTCGTAGTCGTAGAATGACGCGCGGTACTCTTTGGCGGTGACCTGACACGTCCCGTCAGATTGCGGAGCTATTTCCGACACTATCGCGTTGTAACCCACGCGGGAAGAATCGCAAAAAACCAGCCTGACCGGTTCAATGGATGCCGTGGAAAAATCTATCTCGTCGAACTGACTGAGATAAGGCACTGACAGCTGATAGTCTCCCACCTTCGTCGCGACCATCAACGCTGAGGCCGAACCATCCTGATAGCGGATTAATGCTCTGGGGTTCGGATACGTCCAGTCAAGGGGCTCAGATACCGTCATCGTCGTCACGCCATCGACAGTTGATAAGGACTCCACGAAACAACTGATTGTCGTCGCTGAATCCGGTATATCGTCTGTCAGAACAATGCGGTCACCAACGTTGTAGCACAGCGCATCCAGTTCGGTAGTGGTCTGGTAGGTTTCCCGCTGCTGAAGGTACTTCATCAGGCGACGCATACCAATCTGATACGCGCGATCCCGGCTAAGTACACCATCAAGCTGGTAATCCTCAATTTTAACCGGTGTAGGATTATCGCTGGTCCTGCATTGTACGGTTTCCTCCGCCCATGTGGTCCCGTTAATATAGGTCACATCGACGCCATCATAATCGTCATCGGACGGCGCGGTGAAGCCGGTCTGCAGCTCCTCAGTCATCTCATGTGGAGTGATTATTCCTGTCCAGGGCTTGACACCCTCCCGCCCGACGGACGCCAGTCCGTCACTAAGCAGGAAATAGGATTTCCCGGCATTCGTTATCTTCTGCAGCATTTCCAGCGCCGAAATACTGTCACCGGTTGCAAAGTCGAAATACTCACCATCAGGCGTCCAGTATGTCGATTCCAGCGTGTCGATGGCTTCCGTATCCATCTGAAGGCCGAGAGAATTCCCCACATGCATTAATGCGCCCGAAATTGACCTCGCAGCGCCTGAGTCATATACACGCGTAGCCACAACGTTAACCCGGCGATCCGACTGCGCAGCAAGTTTCCCGCCGGTCTCCACAGTCACGCCCATAAGAGTCACTCCGACGTAGGATGAAGGACGTGTCAGCAGACGCCCGCGAAGAGCCTGCCAGTACATGTTGTCGCGCGCGTTATTACTCCCCTGCTCATTCCGGCGACGGCAACGCACCTCGACAAGACCCGGTGAGTCCAGCACAAACCGCTCTGTGAACCCGAGGCCGTTCACGTTCTTTAACGCATACTCACCTGTTTTACTGATCCAGCCTGCACCTGAACCATAAACCCGATACTGGATTTCCCACTCAACATGCCGGATGCGTTTTTTGCCCTTGTTATCGAAGCCGCAGATACCGCTGGGGAATGAAAAATTCACCTCAAACATATCCACAGTTTCATTATCAGGGCTCGCCAGGAAGGGGCCCATCCACGTGTCACTGTCATTCAGCCCGGTGGCTTCATAGTCAATCATCGTCCGCGCTGAAAAACCCGGCCAGGAGGCATCAACAGCACCATTAACCAGACGCGCAACGGTAGCCGTTGTGCCATCAGTTGAAATTATCTGGTACTCATTCCCCCTATGAGAGAGAGAAAGACGCTGGGTACCTTCCGGCATCCCCGAAAAAGGCGTACCCGTCGCGCTGTTATACGCTAATGTGACGTTTGCGGTGATAGCTGCGCTACCGCCGGTTGATTCACTGCCGGCGGTATAAACAGGCGCATCGCCAAAAACCGCTACCGGGAGCGAGGATGAAGTGATTTCTCCGCCCGCAAACGGGCTTGCCTCTTCAGCGATCAGTACCGTTCCGCCATTATCCTGCGCCACCAGGCCGGACCCGGTCAGCCCCTCAGTAATTGCAGCCAAAAGGCCGGACATGTTGACATAATCGGCGACCAGAGAGACGGTATAGGTTGTTCCGTGCCAGGTCACCGTAAAGGTTGTGCTGCCCAGAGAGTAATCGTAAGTCGTGGGCGCTGCGCTGGCCTGAATTTTAGCTGCACTACCCCCCTCACCCGGTACGGCATCCTGCCCCGGCGTGTATGCTGCGATGAAGAGGTCATAATCAACACTGTTAAAACTCAACGTCACTGGCATTCCTACTGCCGGCGCGATTTCAGTCAGGAGCTTGCTGGCAAATATGCTGTAACCTGACGAGGTGGAGATAAGGAAGTTGGTGGGGGCTTTAATCTCCACAATAGTGCCTTCCACCCAGCTTTCAGGCAGCGCGTTATCGTCCTCATCTTCATCATCGTCGTCATCTGTATCAAGTCCGGTAAACGTTACGCTCGCATCGGATACCGTCATGCTGTCCGCGATAATATCGTCTGAATCTGGTGAGGTCTGCGCCATATCAAGCCCGGTGCCGGAGGATGTTCCCCCAACCTCAGTCGAGTTGAACCAGTTTTCGCTTCGCTCATCGCCGGAAACATCGGCTCCGGGGGGATAGTTTGTATGACTGAAGCCCGGCAAAGACGTTTTTGGTGTATCCCCGACTCTGATATCACCCTCAGAATAATCAAAATAACCCGCCCCCAGACAGACAAGCATATGAACATGCATGATGGTCGGGTCCGCGGGATCATAGCGGGTGACAGGCTGGACAACATAATCCGGATAAATGCGGCGGCGGCCAAAAACTTCACGGATGGGATCGCCCAGTTTTGCACTGTTCGCTTTCGCGGGGTTAAGGTCCAGACTACGACCAGTTGATGAAGAGTAGCCACCGGCATCAATATTCCCCATCATGAACAGAGAGTAAGCCGCAGCTGCGACAGAAACACCTACAGCAATCCACGCGATGGTGGCGGCCTCCAGTCCGAAGGGCACCGGATAAAGCCGGACATCACATTCAGGATGGATCACGCAACTACCCCAATCGCTTGGTGGAATAGTTTTACCGTCTACCTCAATGGTTACCGGCGGAACATCCCGATCCTCGTAACCTTTAATATTCGCCGCCAGCCAGTTGCGAATACTCGTAACGCCATGCTCATGCGTTTCCAGCGGTTCACCAGGCATCCGCGACGGGTAAAAACGAATGGTCATTGCCAGAACTCCACTTTGACAAATCGCCGCTTAAACCGCGGCAAAGGCAGAAAGGTGACGTTTGTTCCCGGATTGCATTCCGCCACGTGCAGCAAGCCACCAATACTGACGACAATACCGACATGGGTGACGGTTGAGCCGGAATAACAGGCCACCCCGGCACCTTCGCAGGGGTGGCAACGTTTCAGAGAAAGCATCATCCGGCGCGCTTCGCGATCGAGTCCATCGCGGTCTTTGGTCACCCCGGCGAACTCAGGCCAGAGAGGTAGTCCAAGGTCCGCACGGATTTCATTCACAATGCCGAAGCAGTCGAGCTGCGGATACACTCTGCCGCCTTTCAGCCAGGTGACCGAAAGGTATTTATCAGGGTTAAACATTGGGATTCCTTAGCTGATGTAGCGCAGACCGGGGAATGATGGGAGCGTATAGCGATAGCGCGGCCAGGCCGTGTCGAGGACATTCATGTAACCGGCGGTAATCTGCACCTCGGTAGCTGTCCAGTATCCGGACTTAATCGCCAGGGTATAGGGCACAGCAGCCGGTGCCGTTAAATCCGTTGAGATAAAACTACGATACGTCAGCGATGCCGGGTTACGGTCATTGATAGCGTTACGAATAGCAGTCGAAACAACCCCATCAATATTGCAAAGGGCAAACTTCAAATCCTGTGTACCATCGGCATTACGGGCTGGTAATGCAATATCCATCGCACTGGCAATAAACGTTACGGTATCGCCATTCTCGGTAGTGGCTGTAATGTCTTCATAGCCTTTGCACAGGTAATGAACCGCATCACCGATATTAATCTGCAGCGTTTCAATGATGACCTCCGGCCCGCTGCTGGCATAGAGGCGATTGAGTATCGTCATGCTTCAGGCCACTCCCTGTTAACTGCCAGATCAAGAATGTCGCTGTTCACTATAAAATCAGGGAACTCTGCCCACCCGTCAGGGAGTACCGGACGTTTCCATAGTTCGAGCGGTGCAGTGAACTTCCAGTAAATCGGCGCAACCAGCGTTGGCCCCTCGTAGATATCAGTGAACCTGCATTTATAGAACTCAACCCCCAGCGGCGTTTGCAGTTTCATATAAAACCAATCTGCACCATCGGTAATGGTTTCGTGATACCAGGCCTCAAAAAGTTGGGCCTGACCATCAGTCTCCATAAACCAAGAGATGCTGGCCTGCGTCGGGGTCGACGTATAAGCTCGCCTTTGCCGCGCGCGGCCGGTAATCTTTTCTGTACGCTTCAGGGGGCTAACCGGCTGGAATCCGTACCCTTCCTGTAAAGGCATGGGGAGATAGTCGTGCGGGTAGAAGATATCAGGCATACCCTCCCCCTAAAAAGCATGTAGAATTATTTTTCACCTTTAACCCCTGGAGGTCTCATGGATTTTTCAACCAATCACGACAATAGCGATCTCTTTGCCGATTATGGCTTTCGGATTTACGAAGAAACCGAAACTGGCAGCAACTCAGCAGAGATTGCTGTTCGAATTGAAGAGTTCATCGACTCAAGGAAGGCGCTGGACATAGAAATCCGTAAACGCGCCCTCGAATTCTTGAAGAGAGCTGTAATCCAGTTAGAAGAAGAGCTTTCAGACAAGTGAATTAGGGGGCCAATTCTGGCCCTTTATTCTTTATACCCTCGAACGTAGCGACTTTTCAGCGCCTTTCCAAACTCACCCTTTGGGCTAATCACCTCACCGGCCATTTCGGATTTGATTTGCTTTGATAACTGCTTACTCATCAATCCGTTGTTTTGGTTAAGCGTTGAGGACAGCTGTTCTGGTGTAATGCCCTGCAGATTATTGTTCTGCACTATTGGTGCGTGAACGACCGTCTTCTGGCTACTGCTGACATTCTGAACGCCGGTACCAAAACCCGGTTTGCTTAGCGTCGCGTCCAGTCCATTTTTGCGCAGGTTCTCCAGTGTTGAGTCCAGCTTTGCCGATGTGTCAGCGGTCATAACTCTTTCGCCTTTTTCCAGCAACCATGTGCCAGTCGATGGGATAGAGTCGATACCGTTGTGAGCCATGCCTGTTAGCGCAGCGCTGGAAATGCTGGAAGTAATAGTGGACATGAGCCCCACAACCTGAGCGATAGCAGCCAAGTTGGCTGGAAACGGCAAGCCAGCCAGCGCCTGTCCCATTGCCATAGGTAGTTGCAGTGCAGCCTGCGCAATGGCGAATGCCTTCTGCGTCACAAAAGCAGCTTTATACATCGCGGATTGCTCGCCAAACATAGTTCCCATCGAATCGGTGATGCCGGAGAAGGAGTTTTGAGCGGACTGCATCTGCGCAACGTAGACAGCCGTGCTTAACGCCTCCTGATTCTGCTGGCCCTGTTGCTGCAAGGCCAGTAGCTGTTGCTGCTTCTGCTGTTCATTCCATACGGTGCTCTGCGTTATCGCCTGTTGTTGCTGATTCAGCCAGGCTGCATAATCGGTCTGGGCAAGTTTCAGCTTCTCGATGATTTCAAGCTGCGGATCAATTTGCAGACCTATCATGTTCAGGCCTTGCCCTGCCAGGTCGGTGTTAGTCGCACTTGAAGTGAGCGTTCCACCAGCCTTGTTAACCCCTGATATGACTGAGTCTGGCAGAATTGATTTGCTAATCAGGTCAGTTGCCTGCTTTCCGGCGTCCTCTGGTGATAGCTTTTTGAGTTCAACCATCTTTTGCAGGATTTCGAGGCGTTTTTGCAGCGCCTCATTTTGCCGTAGCTCCTTCGGCGCTATCTCTTCCTGCATTTTGCGGTAGTCGTCCAAAGTCTTAACGGAGTTCTGTAACGCCTCCTGCTGCTTGTAGGCCTGCAAGATTGCATCAGAACGGGAAAGAATCGACTTCTGGTCAGTTGTAAGTTGGGCTTTAGACTTGAGATCGGCAATCTGCTGTTCGAACTTAACGCGTGCCAGTGTCGCGCTGTTGAGTTTATCGCTAGCATCAAGCTGCGACTGCATAGCGGCAGTCTGCTGGTTAATTTGGTCGAGTAGTCGGGTGGCGGCGTCTTCGGTGTAGTTTTTGCTTTTGGGCGTTTTGGGTGCTTTGGGTTCTTTATATCGGTTGCGGATTTCAGATTCCAAAGAGGCATAATCCAACTTCGCACCCCTTGCTTTCAGGTCGTTTAGCTCCTTAAGCTCTTTAGCCATCTGCTGCTGCCTGGTTTGATATTTCGAGGCAAAGGCATCTTGGTCTTGCTGGAGTTTTATTCCGTCCTGCTGTTTTTTAAGGTACCCATCATAGGATTCGTTAATGGCCTCCTGCGCTATTTTTTCTCCCTGAAGAGATGAAAGACGCTGCTTTAATAAGGCTACGCCCTTTTGCTGACGATCAAGGTCATCAGACTTCCAAGGTCCGTATGGCCCTGCATTAGCGGATTGTCCTTTCTGCAGGTCAGACAACGCCATTTGTGCACGCTCAAGTTCTGCACTAGCATCCTGAATCTTCTGCTCAATAGAGGCTTCGCGTCCAACAGCAAGCATAGAGTCCCAAGCCCAGCCTGCAGCTTTAGCTACTGCATTCCAGGCTGTTTCAAGGTATCCAAGATTTTCCTTAATCTGATTTGCCCGCTGAATCATTGATGAAGAGTAAGCCTCGCTTGCCACTCGCGCCGCCGCCTGCTGATTACCTTCATCCTGCAGGGCTTTAATCTGGTTATAGGTTGCTAGTGTCAGAAAGTGGTACTGGTCGTTAAGTTTGGTAATGGCCGCAACCGGATCAGCAGTAATATCGTTGAAGTCGCTCACCAGCTTTTCTGTGGCAATACCCGTCGCGTCACTGATCTTAACGATAGCGGTTGTCACACGTTCCAGCGAATCGCCAGCCACCTTCCCCGATGACACTAACAGATTAAGTGTTGATGCAGCCTTGCCTGTGGTTGAATCCGCCGCAACTCCAGCGCGATCAGCTATATCGGCAAGTTGACCGGAAGTTTTTCCTACCTGATTACCAGTTAGAACGAGGGATTTATAAAACTCGTCCTGCTCTTGAGAGCCTTTGTAATAAGCCAGACCAAGGACACCGACCGCAGCGGCGGCCAGAGTAAAAGGATTAATCAGACCAGCCACATAGCCGCCAACTCCTTTAATCGCTGGCCCAATGCCGCCGAACATATCCTTAAGCTGACCGCCCTGCTGCATGAGCACCATAAACGGAGATTGCCCGGTAGAAAGCCCAACAACGATATCCGTCATCTGAGCGGGGATCATGCGCATTGCAAAAGCGGTTTGTCTGGCTGACATCCCCGTTTTCCCGAGTTGAGCCTGGGTCAGTTCAAGCTCGCCACGCATTTGTTTTAACTTTCCAGAAAGTGAGTCGTACTGCTCCGTAGAGAGCATTCCCTTAGATTTTGCACTATCCAATAATTTCTGGTTGGCAGCAATCTTTCGGAAACCATCAGATATAGGATCAAGCTGCGCAGCCAGTCGCTGTAATGCAGCCTTTTGCTCATCAGCGGCCTTTGCTGCGTCACGTTCTGCTTTAGCAACCCCAGTTAACTCGTTAGTAGCACCATCAAGGCTTTTCGCTAACGAGCGATACTCCTCAAGATCAATCTGACCACGGTCAAAATATCCTTTAAGTTCGGAGTATTTTTTACCAATTCTGTCTATGGCAGCACCTACAGGATCAATCTGATCCCGGAGTTTAAGAAATGCCTCTCGCTGCTCCTCAGTAAATTTAGTCGCTCTTCCTGTTGCAGTTGCGCCATCCCTCAGGCGTGAGTTGAGATTTTGAGTTGCATCACCCAGATCGTCCGTCGCTCTTTCAGCCTCTTCACCTGCACGAGTCATTTTTACCAGGGCTACTGCCAGGCTATCGGCCTGCTTCTCTGCCCCGGAGCTGTCCAGGCGTATCGCTAGTCTTGATTCTTGTTCTGCCATTTACCTTTCTCCGGGCAATAAAAAACCCCGCCGGAGCGAGGTCGTTTGCATTGAGTGATTAATCTGCACAAAATATGACTAGTTATTGTCAAACTTCTTTAAATATCCAACTAAATCTTTGGCATTGTCACAATGTTTTTTATCTTTTGATAAAATCTTTGTTTCATCAAGGCAGCTTTGGGTATAAAAGCCTGCGTTGTACATCGCTAGGGAAGCGAGCGATAAAACCAATTGTTGGCATAAAGCCTCATCTTGATGATTTTGACATACCAACTCAGCCCCTTCTTTTATCTCTTCAACGGGGCTTTTTTCCTCTGCTAATGCGCCTGAAGACAATAAAAAAGACAAAATTCCAGCAACTAGTATTTTCTTCACATCCCTATCCCCCCTAAATAAATGATGGGGCAATCGTAGCAGAGGCGAATGGATACGACAAAACCCGCACTTAAGCGGGTTGGAATTTTAATTTTTGGTTGAGTCGCCATCTGGCGGAGCGTCTTTCTCGATTTCTTGAAATTTCTTAAAGGTCTCGATATCAAAGAATGACACGTTATCTATTTCTCGCTTTGGCAACAGCGTTCGAAAATCATCTAAGGTAAGTCTGCTCATCGTCCCCACTATACCAATGCCTTGCCGGATGTAATGTGATTGATAATTAGACGTGAATCTTACCTGCAACGTGTCTTTATCTCTGTAGCCACTTAATAATGGAAGTAGTTCCACGACTTCGTAATCACCATGTTCAAAAGCCGGGCAACTGACAATTCCAACATAAACCTTTTTGGATTTTAGAGAGACAAGCACCGGGAATTGGCTCACAGAAGCTTCCATAAGCATCGCCTCAAGGGCATTGGTACTGGTTATTTTTGCTAAAACAGATATATGTCGATCAGGATTGGTGAGCCACCAGCGTTTCGCAAATCCGGCAAACGTAGCTAGAGTGATCGATGTAAAGGCCCATACGAAAAGCTTCAAGTCTCTGAAGTTGATCGATGTGTCTCCATTTGTAACGGGAAACATTCGGGCTATTTTCTCTGGAGTGATGCCAAGATGATTGGACAGCCAGCGAAAGAAGCCGAGGAAACTCATTAGTGAGCACCCCAGCCATGCAACAACGACGAAAACGATGCCCCATACAGCTACAAAAAAATAAGCGTCCCATCCAGAGGAACGCTTAAATTTATATCTATCTGATAATGAGTTTGTTACATAAATGTAACCGCACATCAGAATTACAGCTATCTGCAACGTATTCACGCAGGTACTAGCCTTCTTTAGAGTCCTTGGCCTCGGCAATACCACTTAAATTATGAATTTGAGTTGCGATCGCATCTTGCACCGCAACATTTTCAAGGTTAAGCGAGATATACCCATTTTTATTAATGGTATAACGCCCTTTGTTGCGAGACAAGGCCCTGCGGAGGCGTTCTGTCGGATTACCCATCGCCATCATATCGATCGCAGGGGATAACAATGTGGTCATACATACCCCCTTGGTTGCCTATTAGTGAAAGAAGTAACTTTGCTTACATGCAGTTTATAGCCAGCTATAACTTTTAAGCAATCGTCATTTGGTCAAGATAGCCCCACGTTCGACGATGATCGCAATGACGGCTTTGCAAGTTAGCAGCATGTTTGCCGAAATTACCTATAAGGTAATCATAGAATCACAACATGTTCGCGCAAAGTCACAATGCGTTCCAATGTGTTCCGATCTGTGCCAATGCGCACAAATAGCACTTTTTGCACAAACACTAGTCCTGCTTACAATGCACTACGCCATTAATTACTGTAGTATTTCGCGCCCTCTGAATGACATGATTGGATTTTATTCACGTCTTCCAAATCCTGCATCAACAAAAATCCCGCCTGAGTGGGCTTAATTCTTCTTGCTAATTCTTTCCTGCTCCGCTGCCCACACATCCCGCCAGGCATCGTCCAGCGCCAGTATCGCAGCATCAAACTCGGTACGATCAATCAGAATGGAACGTGAGGCCAGATAGCGCTCGATATCACTCAGGGACAACGGGAGCGGCACGCCAGCCATTCCTGCATACTGCCTGCCGCGAGAAATCATCGCGTAAGCGTTGAGGATCTCCCCCGTCACAGCATCAATCTCGGGCTCAGGGATTGGCGGGAGGTTTAATT